AATAATGGCGGATAATATATCAACTAGCGCGAGAGCTGCGTATCAGCAAGCAGTCGCCAATTTATCAAGAGATCGCAGTTTAGGTAGGCTAACGCAAGCACAATTTGAGCAAGCGATGGCTGGTTTAGAGCCACTGGGTAGAAGAGCTGGATTTGCCATACCCCAAACTGATCGTGGTAGTGCATCACAAACTGCAGAATCAGCTGGGGCAACAGTTCCGCCGCTAGAAAGAGTTTCTTTTAACACTAGGGATTTTAAGAGAGAAACGGGCACTGATACCACAGACACTTTTGTATTTCCAGATGTGTTAAATAATGGCGATTTACCTTATATTAGATTCGATGTATTCGAGGTAGTTACTGGAGCTGTAGCGCCAGATACAACCGTCGCAACACCAACTGCAGCCTCTCTTAATGCTGGATTTCGACAGGCTGGTGGAATAATTGCGAAAACCACCGAAAGTGCATTAGAAACGGCGAAATCTATTGCTGGCAAAAATATAAGCGCTAACGCTGCAGAAGGAGTAGCCTCTGTTAACGAAGCAGCAGAAGTTGCAGCAGGGAAAGTCGGAATATCAGTGGACAAATTAAAAGGTCAAATTAAATCATTATTTCAAGATTTTTCGTTAAGTCGATATAAAGATGTTCGAGCACTAAGTCTCATATTACCGATTCCTGAGGGATTAAACACATCATATGGGCAAGATTATGGCGAAATATCTCTAACAAAGGAATTAGGAACTATTGGATTTGTAGCGCAAGCATTAGCCGAACCTAAATTTCTAGATAGAAATGATCCATACATTGCTGAACTTACAAGTAGGCTCGCTCAAGAAAGTCCATTAGGTAGAAATTTTTCCGAAGATTTAGTTAATATTCTTCGTTTTGGATCAACTGGTAAAGTTGTAAATCCGCAAATGGAAATGCTTTACAAAACACCACAGTTTAGAGAATTTACTTTTGATTTTAGATTAATTCCAAGAAACGCTCGCGACGCATTGGAAATTAAAAAAATCATACAACAGTTTAAGTATCACTCTTCTCCACAATTTTGTGGAAGTACAACAGGTAGATATTACACACCACCTTCTAAATTTAGTTTTAGATTTTTTACTAATGGAAGTAATCAAAATTATAATTTATTTGAATCTAAACAATGCGTGATTACGAATATATCTATAGATTATGCTCCGAATAGTTATGCTACACACGCTGATGGTGTTCCCGTTGAAACTAGATTACAAATTATTCTAAAAGAAACAGCAATGATTACTGCTGATGATATCTACATTGAAGGATCAGAAAGCGGAGGATTCTACTAATGTTATTTTCTGCATTCCCTAAAGCCTTTTACAGTTTTAACACCGAAGGTAATGATGTTAAACTTGTTACTAACATATTCTCTCGTGTTTCGATTAATGATTCTGTATTGAACAATGTTTATTCATTTTACAAATATGAGTTAAAGGATGATGATACACCAGAAATAGTAGCACAAAAAGAATACGGAAATCCAGAGTTTCATTGGGTAATTTGTTATGTTAATCGATTAGAGGATCCAGTGTTTGATTTTCCATTACCTAGAGATGCGCTAGAGCGATATATTGTTAAAAAGTATAATTATTCTAGTATTGCGCAGGCATATAGTGAAATTAAACATTATGTTGAAACAATAGAAAATACATTAAAAGAAGTTAATGGACCTACAACAAAAACTGTTTCTAATAATATAATTACATTAAGTCAATATGACCACACGATTAATGCGTTAGTTTTAAAAACTCCTGCCAGTATTGTATCTTCTAATGCAGTTTTTAGAGCAAATAATTCAAACGCGAATAGTGCAGTAACAGCAACTTTAAACACTATATCTAAAATTGGCTCTATAAGTGTGTATGACTATGAGGATAATGAAAATGAATCAAAAAGATTTATTAAAATGTTAAAACAACAATATGTTGAAGCATTGACAAATGAATTGAGTTCTGTTTTAAATGGCTAGAAAAAGTAGTTTAAACACATCTTTATCAGATGTAAAATTTCATTCAATATCTATTATTGACAAAGAAGGTAAAGTAACTTCAATTGCTAGTCTTTGGAATGTTATCGATCTTTATGAAAGTATTTTTAGACCAGTCATAACAGGACACATCAGCATTTCAGATGGCTTAAACATAAGATCTAAATTTGCGTTTCAGGGTGAAGAATTTTTATTCATCTCATTTAGCAAACCAACTATAAGTCTAACTGGACCAGCAAAATATAGTAAAACCTTTAGAATTACAAGTATAGAGGATGTAAAGGTATCTGATGTTAATAAAGCGTTGCAATATACAATTAGATTTTGTTCTGATGAATTATATCAATCTTTAAGAAAGAAAATTAATTCTACATTCAAGGATGCACAATATTCTGATTATGTAAAACAAATTTGTACAAATAATTTGAGCGACGAAACAAAATCAAAAATCGCAGCATTTGAGACATCAACTGGACCTCCGCAAACGCATGTTATCAATAATTATTCACCATTTCAGACTATTAAATTTTTTGAAGAACGTAGTGTCGATCAAGTTAATTCGCCATTTTTATTTTTTGAAAATTTTTTAGGATTTAATTTCTTGCCATTATCAAAAATGTTCGAAGGATCTAGCGTTATTCCGAATGGATTGGTTGCTAGCACTGCTAAAAACGGAGATGATGCGTCAGATTATGTTCCATTAAAGTTTAATGAAATTTTAAATTTTGATTTAAAGACAAATAATGTTACATCTCCCAACGATCCGACAAAAACTGATTTATTACAATTCGACATTATGCGAAATAATCTCAGCTTATTTAACTACAATGTTTCTGATATGGATTCAGCAAATAAAACGAACCCAGAAAGCCTTTTCCCGAATCCTAAAAATATAGAAGAGCGAAATGCAAATCAATTTTTTTTAATTTCGCAAAAAGGTCGCACTCCACAAAATATGATTTATCGAAGTTTTCAAACAAGTCGCAATACAGCAATATCAAATATTAGCCCATATTCGACTTCTTTAGTTGTAGAAAATAATACAAATGATGAAATGTTTTTAGCGCAGCGTAATTCTATGATAGCCTTTTTAGATTTTACAAAATTTGAAAATTGTGAAGTTGCGGGAAATCCAGCATTTACTGTTGGCGCTGTTGTAGATGTCAATTTTCCTGCCTTTACACCGAACCAAGAAATAAAAAGAAATATGGATCCATATATAACAGGTCGATATCTCATTACTCGCGTAAGACATAATCTTACTAAAATGACTGGATTACGAACATTCTTGACATTAAATAGTAACTCTCCTGGCAAACCATTATTTTAAAACAATGAACTCAACACAACAATACATGGGTATGGATGGATTTATTTGGTGGTTCGGCATCGTTGAGAATCGCGCAGATCCAGATTTTTTAGGAAGATGTCAAGTCAGAATATATGGATATCATAATGCTGATCCAGTTCAAGTGCCCACAAAAGATTTACCTTGGTCGCATCCGATAACTCCTCTTGGTCAAAATACACCATCATCTCCCGCAGAGGGATCGTTAATATTTGGATTTTTTGCAGATGGGAAACAAGCCAAATTTCCAATTATGTTGGGCACAGTTCCATTTATTGCTGACACTCTGCCTGAAGAGGGGTTGGGGTTTAGAGATCCATTTACATCTGCAATAAAAAATTCTCGACCATTCCCGAGAAAAATTACTACAAGTAAAATAAACTCTAATGCAACTCCACCTAGTATTGTTGAGGCGAATGTTAAAACAAATCCAGGAGTCACTTTAAATGAACCCACAACATCTAGACTAGCCAGACCTGATAGAATTGAGAGTCCAGATACTGGAGAATCATTAGGTGTTCGTTCTAACTCAATTGAGGGAACTTCTATAGATTTTCAACGAAAAAATAGAATAAAATATGTAAAAACTGCAAAAGTAGACGAGCCATTGCCATCCGAACTTAACAGCGCAGCAAGTAAAGGTCGAAGGCAGGTTGTTTGGAATGAACCATGCCCTTCTTATAATGCTAAATTCCCGTTTAATCATGTGCGCGAAACTGAATCTGGACATTCGTTTGAAATGGATGATACTAAAGATTATGAGCGTGTGCAATTATCGCACAGAACAGGTTCTACTTTGGAGTTTTTACCATCTGGATCTATTAAAGAAAAATCGTTTAATCACAAATATGATATTGTAATGGGCAATCATAAAGAATACATAGCTGGCGATAAACTTGAAACAATACAAGGTGGTTGTTTTCTAAGAATTAACGGCAAATTAGTTATTCAGGCTGATAGCATTGATATTGAGGCTCAAGATGATGTTAATATTCGTGGTAAAAACATTAAACTTACAGCTGATAATAAGATGGACTTATTTTCTGTTGGTGGCACAAAAGTGTATGGTGCGGCGGGTGTGGACTTAAGATCAGAGGGTGTTTGCGCAACTTATGGTGGAAAAGGAGCAGTTCATAGTTCTGGTGGACTTACCACAATTAGCGGAACTGTAAATCCTATTGCTGAGGCTGTGCGAGAGATACTTAAAGGATTAATTCCCAAAAGTGAACTAGATGAAATTTCTAAACGAAAATCTCTGTTAGAATCTGGAGTATTAATTCAAGGTCCTAATATGTTTTTAAACTGCGTCTCAGGATTTTATAATACTGCATTAACTCAATTTGTTCCTTTAGTCATGCCCCCTACCAAGCCAGATGATGGCGCAGATGTAGCTGGCAAATTTAGAGCACCTGTTCCACAATTTAAACAAACAAAATCTTCGAATACACGAGAAGATACAGATGGTATGTGCGCATTCGAACAAGAATTTATTGGTACAAAGGATATACCTGACTCTATAAAAGCCACAGCATTAACAGAAGATAAGTTACAAAATGCTGCAAACAATTCTGCTATAGATATTCTAAAAGCAGATATCCCGCAATTTACCTCAGGATAAAGTAATAAATAAATGTGTTTCTGTGCATCTGATGCGAAACGATTCGAACAATTGTTACGAGCAATTTATGAAAAGGCACATCTTAGCGAGGAGGACTATAAATTTTTAAAGGATAATTATTATCCAGAAATTCTATTAGAACATCATAAAGAGGAGTACGTGTCCCATTAAGTTTAAGTAAAGTTATTAAATGGATTCTTTGCCTGATTGGTGGTTTGCCACTTCTGCAGGCGCTTGCGATCACCTTTTCTGGAGCACCCATTCCTTTCGCAAAAAATGGTGGATTTCCACCGAAACCGATTAAAGATATTTTGGAATCAATCAAAGCGGATATTAAAAAGGGCAAAGAGGCGCTTAATGCTCTTAAAATGAGTTTTAGAAATAAAGTAAATGAAGCAACTGGTGCGATAAAAAATGGATTAGAAACTGTTGAGTTAGGACTTAAAGATATAACTGCTAATGGATTTGCAAAATTACAAACAACTTTGCCAGATTTGTTCTCAAGAACTGGAAGTGTTGCAACAGCACGGCAAAATTTACTAAATCGGCTCGGTAGTGTTACTACTTATGCAAATGATAACAATAATAATCTTTTAGGTATGAACCTTTCTCAATGGAGTATGTTAGGAAATACATTATATGGAGCAACACAGTCATTTAAAAATCACACCAATGATATATCTGGCGTGAATAATGATACACAACTTTTAATTAAAGAAGAAATTTATGGAAATGTTGCATTGTCAGGAACAGTTAATACAAGTTCAAATGTTGCAACTGTTAATTTATCAAAGACACAATATCCATTAATAAATGTAGGATCTACTATCGCAGTAAATAGCGTTCTTTATGTTGTAACTGGGAAAACATTTACAGGACATGCTCCTGGAACTGTAAATGTAGATAATTCGATTAGTAATACTAAAATAGTAACAGAAAATATTGCGGTATTAAATCTTGCAAATATCATAGTAGGGGCTGGATCAACTCTTAAAATTGTTCCTGGAATGTACATTAATGTAAACAACGAAATTAAACAAGTTAATTCAATTAATGTATTAGGAGATTTTTTAACAGTTACTAGAGCATTTAGAAACTCTGTAAACTCTGGCACACAAATATTTAAAGAAACTGGCTTTACTATTAACACTAACTTTACGACATCAAACACTGATATAATTGTGCATAAACACCATCCATTTGTATGTAATAGTGTTTGTTTAGATAATGTTATAACAGGTAACGGGACTTCTTTTACCTCTGCGCTTAGTGTGGGTAATAAAATTTATTATGATGAGTTAGAGTATTTTGTTGAAAGTGTAACAAACACAACTATTACAGTTGATGCACCACTTCGCGGTAAAGAAGATATGGTTGTGTATAAGGTTAATGATGAAAAATTTGTTAATAGATTTACCGAATTTCCTGATTACGAAGAAGTGTTAGATAATTTTGCTCTTAGCGAACAGTTACTTGGTGGAGAATTTATGAATAATTTCTCTACTAAGTATCGAAATAGTGCAGGTCAATATGTAACCGTGTCAGCTAATAATTCAGCTAGCGCGACTAAATCATTACAAAATGGATCAGCATATATGGCTGCAATTAATAAGACAGTTCAAGGTCTTATCGATGATCTACAAAATGACGCAATTCGATTTATGTCAGATAATGAACTTACGATTTATCTAGAAGCCAAATTACAAGAAATAGAAGATTTAAGAGCAACTTTAGAAGATTCAATTAAAGAAGATTTAGCTGCAATTAATGCAGTTAAAGGCTTATTGAAAGGGCTTCTAAAACTTTGGAAGGTGAGTTGCTCTAAGAAAAAATATAAATCGAATGAATCTAATCCTGTAGATGATGATTTTTTACGAGGTATACTTGTTCCAGACCCAACTCGACAGGGATGCGATGCAACAGATTCTGATTTACCTGAAATATTGGATGACACTGACATTGATATTACCGTACCGAATTTACCCGATGCACCAGCCATTCCATTACCAGAAAAAGACGTAGATACTGGTTTATTTGATCCTGAATTGGATACACTGTTCGTACTAGAACGCCAAAGAAATCCTGGAGACCAGGGAGACATTGTTATTGACAACGATCCTGAGGCGCAACTACCAGCGCCAATTGAAGATCCATGTTTAAAACCATGTTAAGTAAAATAGAGAGATAAAATGCCAATAAATATTACAACAAGAACATATAAGGATTTGGATTTGAACTTTACTCGACATCCAATCACAAAAGATGTTGTGCGAAGAACAGGTAATGCGGCTATCATCGGAGCATTAAAAAACTTAATACAAACTAGTCCATTTGAAAAGCCATTTCAACCATTTTTTGGATCTAAAATTAGAAATTTATTGTTCGAGCATATTAATCCCATTATAGCGGACTCTATTCGAATTGAAATTTTAAATGTTATAAACACATATGAGCCAAGAGTTGGAGTGGATGCTATTCGAGTTCAGCCCAATCCAGATGAAAATGGATATAATGTCGATTTGAGATTCTTCATAAATAACATAGAGGCTCCTATCACACTAACCTTATTTTTAGAGAAGGTTCGCTAATGGCTAATACAGATCAAAAGTTAGTCGTCTCAGAATTAGACTTTTTTGAGATTAAGAATAACTTAAAGAATTTTTTACGCGATCAACAAGAGTTTACCGACTTCGATTTTGAAGCTGCTGGTATGAATGTTTTATTGGATATTCTCGCGTACAATACTCATTATATGGCGTTTTATAACAATATGATCGCTAATGAAATGTTTTTAGATACAGCGATTATGCGTGACTCGGTGGTTTCTCACGCTAAAATGTTAGGTTACACTCCTGTTTCATCAGTCGCCTCAAGAGCAACGATTAATTTACAGATTATTAGAGATATTGGCAGTACGCAAACATCTCTAACTTTACCAAAATTTACAAAATTTCAATCTTCTCCACTCAATGGAACCTCATATCCATTTGTAAATTTAGAAGTTAAAACAGCAAATTATGATGAAACTTGTAATCGATTTTGTTTTGATAATTTATATCTTTATCAGGGTGTACCATCTTCATTTACATTTACATATGATTCTGCTACTAATAAGGAGTCAACATTCGAACTGCCTGATAGTGGAATCGACACTAGCAGCATAGAGGTGTTGGTACAAGAATCTTCAAGTAGCCTTAAAACTGAACGATTTACTTTAACAACTGACGCAACAACTGTCTCTTCTAATTCATCTGTTTACTATATTGAAGAAAGTAGGAATGGAAAATATAAAGTATATTTTGGTGACGGTGTGATTGGTAAATCTCTTACGAACGGTAACATTGTTATCGTAAATTATATTAGAACAGATGGTGAAGTTGCTAATAAATCCAATGCATTTACTCTTATGCAATCAGTTGGTGGATTCTCAAGTTCAGTAATTTTTCCACAGGTAGCCTCTTCTGGAGGAACTAATCAAGAATCTACTGCAAAAATTAGATTTACTGCACCGAAAGCCTATGTTTCAAACAATCGTGGTGTTACGAAAGACGATCTTGTTGCACTTATTAATAAAAATTATCCATACTTCGAAGCAGTTAATGTTTGGGGTGGTGAAGAAAATGATCCACCTGTCTATGGTAAAGTATTTATTGCTGCAAAACCAACACTCGGAGTTGAGGTTACGGAATCTGAAAAACTTGATGTTATTAACAATGTTATTAAACCTGTTTCAGTTGTAACTGTATTACCTGAATTCGTAGACGTAGATTACAACTTTCTAAACATTTATGCTGAAGTATATTACGATTCAACTAAAACTGTTCGTTCTAAGGATGCAATTAAATCCTTAGTTCGTACGGCAATTTTAAATTTTAAAGATTCTGAGTTAGATAACTTTAACAGTCGATTTAAATTGTCTAGATTACTTCGAACAATCGACGACTCAGAGATCTCGATTTCTTATTCTGATGCTGTTGCTGTTATTGAAAAACGAGTTGTGCCTCAAGTCGGAACTGCGAGAAATTACACACTTAATTTTAGAACGCCAATTACACGCGAAGATTCATCATATAGAATTTACTCGGCGCCAGGATTTCAACAGTTTGACTCTGATGGAATTCTTCGCGAATGTTTCTTTGAAGAAACTCCAGGATCTTCCTCTGGAATCGAAAAGATTATAATTTTAGATGCACCAGGAAGTTATTTAAGTGTACCAACAATTACAATTAAAGGTGACGGTGTAGGCGCAAATGCATATCCGATAGTCGTAAATGGAAAAATTACACAAATTGTAGTGGATAAACCAGGTAGTAATTATAAAACTGCAACAGCTGTTACCACATATGAAGAAGAGATTGATGAAACTGTTGATTTAAGTGTTTCCATTCAAAATCGATTTGGAATTTTACGCAGTTTCTTTTTCGATAAAAACAATATTAAAACTACTTTAAATCCTTCGGCTGGAACTATCGATTATTTGTTAGGTAAAATCACATTAAACGAGTTTAACCCAGTTTCAATTAAAGATCCACTTAAAATTCTTCGATTATTTGCTCGACCAGCGACAAATAATTTTGAATCTGCACGCAGTTCAATTATTACTATTGACGATGATGATGCGAATGCAATTAAAATTGATACGCGCATACTTGATTAATGTTTGCAAATAATTACATTTCAACCGTAGTCGAAAACCAGTTACCTGGTTTTATAAGAGCAGATCATCCTAATTTTGTTACATTGCTCAAAAAATACTATGAGTACATGGAGCAATCGAATAAAACATTACATCTTGGTAAACATCTTTATGATTACATGGATGTTGAAACAACTCGCACTGATCTTGTTAAATATTTTAAAACTAAAATTATTCCAAATTTTCCAGAAGAAACTGAGTTATCTACAGAAAAATTAATTAAATCTGCAAAATATTTTTATTCTAAAAAAGGTTCTGCTGATTCATTTAAATTTTTGTTTAGAACATTATATCGTCAAGAAATCGATGTGTATTTTCCGAAAGAGGATATTTTAAAAGCCTCTGATGGTAAATGGAAATTACCACAAGCAATACGACTTGCTTTTACGGATACAAGTTCTTTAGTTGTCGGTGGCAATGTAACTGTAAATGCGATTACTGCAAACGTAGTAAGCGCGAATGGATTTAATCTTATATCAAAAGGCATTACTGCTAATTCATTTATTCGTATAGGTGATTCGCGTCGTAAAGTTCTTACAGTTAATTCTGCTGGAGATTTTCTCAATGTAGAAATTGCATTTGCGAATACCTTTAACGTCGCTACTGGCGCTGTAATACCAAAAACATTTGATAGCGCAAAACTATTTAAAGTTCAGTTAAGCGAATACACTAATTTTAATATTAAATTGCTTGAAAAGAAACTCGGCGTTGGCGAAACTTCCAGAACAACTTGTGTTATTGAAAAAGCAGTATTAACAGTTGATGGAGAAACAGGTCGCGAGTTCGTAGAACTTTATGTATCAAATGTTACACGACTATTTGATGCGGGCGAGAATTTAATTGTTAAATACACTGAGGCAAATGTAGAAAAAACATTTAAATCAAAAATTGTTTCATTAATTTCTAACATCAGTTTGTTTAAAAATAGATTTGGTGTTGTACAAACTGGTAGAAAGTATATAACTGGCGATCCTGTTGTTATA